CCTCGAATAATTCGCCCATGTCTCGGGCAGCGGCTTTCTCATCTTTAGACGCCTTACCAGACTTCACGCGCGAACGCAAATTTACAACACTGCTAAATGCTGTTTCAGCTCCTAAGTCCATAAACAAGGCGAGGAACTTCCACCAGTGCAAGTTCTCCGAAGTTAGATCTATTCCATGAGTCTGCTTGAAAGCAGAGTAAATCATGTTTGAATCTTTGCTCCAAGAGTAAACTCTAGGTTTTGAAGTTCCAACTTCTTTAGGCACAACCCCACCATCCATAAACCTCAAAGCCTGTTCAAAAGCTTTCTCAATATTCTCAGGGATAGCAGGGTATAAATTAGACAGCAAAATTACCTGCTTCTCATAGTCTGTCAAATTTATATCTTCGTACGCAAGAATAACATTTAAGCAGGCTCGAAAGTCTGTGTTCAACAGATATTCCTTTCCGTCTATCTCAACGGAATCTGGAAGTTCATCAACAAGTAAGTTCACATCACCTTATGTTTTTTGCGTTCTTTTGGCATATATTTTGAGACTAGAGTTTCACGCCCTGCTTGAATGAATGGAGTTATGCCCTCAAGAAATGAAGCTATTGCATACTCACTCATTGAGTCACCAAAAACTTTTTGGCTGGTTCCTGCGCCAAACAGAATGTCAATCTTCTCACGGATGAATAAACAAACTTCATCCCGGAGTTTACTTATTTCCTCGATAGCAGGGTCATCATTCTTTTCGAGAACAGCAATTTTAGCAGATAGATCATCCATACGCAGTTTGACTTCCACGCGCATCTTTTCATATCTGCGACCCCAGTTCACTTCGGTAGGATTGAACTCAATGAAGTCGGGGCCATCGTTGATTTGAATTTTCTTAGAACCAGTGTCGACTCGCAAAATGTCCATGTTATTCCTTTAGAAGTTCCCGGCCTCTCGACCGGGAATATTTTACTCAGATGCAGGGGTGAAAGTTGCCGTGGTGGGATTGAAGGTCCCCTGCACCGGGTCTCCTCGGTAATTCAGAGTTAGAGCCATAGAGTTTTTGGCTCCACCATCACCGCCGAACGTGTCAAACTGGACTGAAACATCCTGCTCTTCAGCAGGGTATTCACTGCCAACAGGAGTCTCATAAAGCCACACGTTAACGATCTTCGTATAGGCATCAGCCCCAACAGGGCGGGTCTTACGCAAGCCGTCAAGATAGTCCAAAGCCTCATCAGTTTCAATGTGTTTGGCATCAATCGGCATGGTTGGGCGATAACTGTCAATCTCAGTAGTACCAGAGTCCTGATTGATATAGGTCTCATCGGTTGTCTGAGCATTATAGTTGATCGCCGCTGACAGGATTCCTTCGCCTAAAAGGACATAGTCCTTTGACTGCTCAGTTCCTGAGTTAATGAAAGTTGCAAATTCCGAACGTTTAGACATTGTGTACTCCTATTCTGATTCTTCTACTATTTTGGCCTGCCGGTATTCAAGGCGGCATTCAATCTGGTAGATTCCTGTTTCGCTGACTCCTTGCTCGTAGAGATATCCGCTTGTCCCAGCTTCAATCGCCTGAGCAGTCTGACCTGCATCGAGGACTGGCAGGTTTCCTGACTCAGTTTGCTCATCAAGCCACTTCGCAAAGGCTTCGTAAAATCCTGCATTAGTAAGCCTTGCTAAGTCGTCAGCGGTGCTTTCAGCAGATTGAAAAGCAAATGGGTATTCCATTATCTTGACACCGTTTACGTACTCTTCTAAGATCTTTTCACCTGGCAATGGAACAATTGAGTATTCAGTGGGCTCAGACCCAAGGAAGTTTACCCAGACAGGACGACCTGACTTCAATTCAGTGCAGGTTTTTATGTGCGTTTGGAGTGCTGCAATCACGGTCATCCACCACCTGCGATTCTTTTTGCGCCGTTGATAATAGTTCTACCACTTACGAATTTCATTCGTTCGAACCAGTGCGGTCCACGTAAGGGACCAGTCTGAGACCCAGGTGTTCTAGCGGAAAAGTACTGTGGCCGAGCATAAGGAGCAATCCACTGCACAAGCCCTGAACCAATCTCGGTTCCAAGAATGCCCGATTTGATAAGCATGCTGGTTAGCAGGGGGGTATACTTTTCAGATAATCTTAGAACTTCAGAATCGACAAACCGTTGAGCCCTAGAATATCTCTTCTGCCACTTGGGTTGAAAGTTGGTGTCCCATTCAAGCTTCGCTTTTACGTCACCTTTAGCGGTCTTATAGGTGAACACCTTTCCTTTCGGAGTTTGAATTATAGGGCCAGTCATATCATCCACCTGACAGTTTCACATGTTGCATGGGTAAACTTCCAAAATCCAGAACATCTACACTCTTCAGCGTGATGTTATCTGGGTACTTTGCTTTCAGGGCTGAGATGGTGAAGTTAGCAGATATTGCATCGGTTACCAACCCTTTGACAGCTACGTCACCGATTTTAGCCGAGGGATTCCTGGCAATCGGGATAAAAATCAAAGTGCTATCCGCAGCCAGTAAACCAGACCGCAAAACGTTTGTCGCCTTCTGCTGCTCCCACATGACTCCGGAGATCTGAGTACGTGACCACGATTCAGCGCCGTTCACGGTTGTTTTCTTATAGAGAGTCATGTTGTGAGGAGCATACATTAGAAGCCTCGATACATGAGATTAGTTGACGCAAGGTAGAGAGCTGCAGCGTCTGAGTACTTTTGCTCAATGCTTCGCATGCTTGCTGAATTATCCGCGTACGTCACAGAGTGCTTGTCCACGGTCTCCGATTTGATGCCACCCACATCTCCATTATCGCTAACTTTCTTGAACTCTTCAGCGACTGCACATGTAGCCATCTTTATGAGGTCAATGACGTCTGCGTCTGTTTGTTCTGCTGCCTGCTGAAACGTCAATTGATCAACAATCGCAGATGCGCGCAAAGCCAGTTGAGGAAAAGCAGCAGATGTTATTGCTGTCCCCAAGTAAGTTCCAGAGTAGTAAGCGAAATCACAATAAGCAGTCATAAGATTGAAGGGGCGAGTGTTATCCCGCCCCTATCCTTTTTATCTTACTCAGAAGTCTCAGTGCCGATAACAATGTCACGAAGAACTGCAGCGGCTTGAGTTGATTTGATTGCAGCAGCTGCAACCATCTCAACCTCGCCAGTTTTCACTGCGCCAGGAGCATTGAGGTCGGGCAGATAGGTCTCGATGACGCTGGAACCTTCAGGTGAGACTGCATGCACGCCATCAAGGCCGATACGCACAGCATAAATGCTGGTCGCTCCAGCTACAACGGGAATGATCGGATTGGTAGTCCCAGGTTTATCACCAAGGGACATAATCAATGACTTGCCCCACTGCATAACTTCATCACCGTAGTTCTCTTTTGAAAGCAGATTGATGCCGGCGCGGTCCATAACGGACTGGAACACACCAAACATATCGCCGTTCATAAGATACAGAGAGGGAGCGCCGTCCATCTTAGCGCGCGCCCGACGGAGGGCGTCCAAGAACACTTTCCAGTTGCTGTCAATGTTGGCTGAGCTTGACAAGTCGATGTCCGCGGAGGGGATGTACTCGGTTGAAGAGCCGGTCAGAGCAACATCAAGGCCGTCGAACTGCAGAGCACTTTCATCGACGTCGCCGTTAATGAACCAGTCCGCAAACAGCGCGCGGGTGGCTTTGATTTTCTGCTCAAGCTGGAATTGCACGTGCTCAACAACTTGAGTTTCACACTTGATGATCACGCGATCAAGCTCGAATGAACCACCGAAAACTTTCAGATCCACGTTGAAGCGATCGGTAACGGTTTCCTGGGGCTCAAATTCGCTGTTGATTGCACGACCAGCCGCAGTGGGCTGAGTGATGATTCGGTTGTATGAGTAAGTCAGAGACTGACCGCCCTGAGGTTTGACAGTGTTGTCAAAAAGCATGTTGTCCAACAGGGCAGATTTACGAAATTCGTCAATCACCCAGTTGGTCAGTTTTTCTTGTGAAAGTTCCTTAGCTTGTGCTAAAGTAATAGGCATGATATTTTATCCTTATTTTTTGATCCCCAGCTTTTCGCCAATCGCAGTTGCGAGCGACGGACCGTCAACAGGGGTTGTTTGCAGTCCGGCAGTAATTTTGGCCGGTTCCTTACCATCACTGAACAGGTAGGCTTTTGATTCCTTGAGCGGTTTGATCTGCTCATCGAGACCGATGAATTTCACGCCGCCCTCGCCGCGCTGGATTTTCTCCAGGTTGAGTTTGGGAAGGACGTCAGAAGCATCTTTGACTTTGTGCGTAGCAGTGAGTTCAGATTCCAAGTCTTTGGTGAACTTGAATTTCTCGATCTCCACTTCAGCATCTTTTTTGGACTGCTCCGCCGCTTTTTGAAATTCTTCGGCTTTTGCCTTCCATTCATCCGCCGCTTTCTTAGCAGCTTCAGGATCAAGCTTCTTAAATCCATCGATTGTGACATTGGCATCATCAAGTTGTTTTTGGATTGCTTTGACTTCGTCGCCTGCAAGAGCCAACTTTGACTTGTGAGTCTCAATATCCTCGCCATGTAACTTCATAATAGCGTCGATTGCTTCCTTACTAAGTTCGAGTGCTTCCAGATCAGACCGTTTCATTATTGCTCTCCTGTTCACTAAGCTACTGTTTTATTTACGTGAGCCAGCCTCACTTTGGCTTCTGCTATTTTACGTCTAGCAGGACAATTCATCTACATTCATTGTATCACAAAGTACCACTGATTTGCACAGTCTTTTTCCTGACCGCATCAACCTTCTTTGCAAACTTAACTGCATCTAATTCTTGACTCACAAAGTCCTTCCGCCACTGCGTTTGTTCAGTCATTGCTCGCTCCATCAATTTGAATAACGGGGCTTCTCCATAATTAATTGGGTAGGCGATATCAGGACCGTATTTCTCCCAGTTGTGCGGGGTATACTTGTCACTCGTATTATTTGCTCTACAGGGTAGGTGCTGGTTTATCCCAATCGTGGGCTTACCGCGCGCAACCGCAAGATACATCATGGTGCCTTCAGCGATTACGAGATCAGCATTGTCAATGTCAGTTGTGGAGTTGTCTGCCACGCCACGAACCCAGCGGAATGCCTCATTCCTATTCAACCCCTGCCGAATCCTTGATTCTATGAATCGGATGGTCACGCGATATTTAGCAGGGTCTAATTTTTTCAGGGCCTGCATAATCGACTGATTGGCCTCAATTGCTTCAGGTCTCAAACGGCCACCGGCAGGGTGTATTGGTGCAAACAAGATATTGCGTATCTCGTCGGGTGCTTGAAAAGGCAAAACTTTGGACCAAGGCCAGCCAGTCGTCTGCACGTTGGCCTCAGGAGCAATAATCTTCATTGCCCGCTTTTGTCCCTCACCAATCACAAACACACATTTGACATAATCCTGCAACGGGACAAGTCCGTCATACCACCACGGCGGAAGAGCAGAGTGAGGATAGACCATCACATTAGAGTTGAGATACTTCATCACCTCAAGCCGTGGCTTGTCATCGTTATGAATGTACCAATCTCTATCAAATAACGCCACTTCCGGAGCTTCTGCGTCATATATATGGCCAGCAGATGTAAGCGCATGCTTGAACACTTCACTCTTATTCTGATAATTATTGATATAGAATCTCATTGTAAGATCCAGATGAACTCCCATGCAGGGTTGGGTCCTTCTAAGGCTTCAATCACTTCAAACCCTGCTTCAGCAATAATTGACTCCCACTCTCCACGAGTAAGATGCCACTCCAATTGTTGTGAGCGTGTAGTCAACCTGCGGAACCCGACTGGACCCTCGGAGTAAAGCAGGTTGTGAGGTAGTTCGAGGTAACAAATCTTGCCAGTAAGAGCGCGAATCTTCTTGAGCCCTTCCAACGGCTTTTCGAAGTGTTCGGCAGTACCCAAGCAGATGGTCAAGTCAAACTTGACTCCCGGTTCGTAGTCTGCCAAGAATACACAGTCTACCTGCGCGCCACTGTTCTGTCTGGCCAGCTTACAGCCAACTGGCGAAACGTCAATGCCATAAAGTTTAGCAGTGGGGAAAGCATCGCCTAACTTCTTCAACGTATGCCCGTTGCCACAACCAACATCGAAGATCGTTCGCGGGTTGTAGGGCAGTAAAGCCTGAACAGCAAAGTCATCACGTGCTTCGCCAGACCACTTCTTTGGGTTCTGGGTGTAATACACGTCGTACTCTTTTTGCAGTTCTTTGTTGGTTGGGTAGTTCATTTAGACTCCTTTTACAATTTTTATTTTTTCTTCCACACATAATTATAC